TTGCCTTTGCTTCATTAATGCCCTCACGAAGTTCCAAAAATCGACGACTATTATCAACGTCTGAAATGAGATTGGCAAATTCGGGCAATTCAGAAATAGTTTTTACAACACAATGACTTGAAGAGGTCTTGTCTGGAAGACATGTAGGATAAACCTTTCCTAACGACATCGCATGTGGTGTAATAATTAGCATAAACAAAAATGCGAGGATATATTTCATAGTTTAATTATGCTTTGTTTTGCTATACTTGTTTAAACTAATTAAAAAAACTATTTCAATTTTAATTATACATACCATTTTTATTTAAAAATTGATTTATTATTATACTAACTTTGTTTATAGTATAATAATATGGACTTATCAAAATTAACTAAGTCAGAACTTTTAATAAAATGTCAAGAACTTGGAATTAAAAAATATAAATCTAAAAGTAAAGATGATTTAGTTAAATTGATAGAAAGTTTGTCTAATGAAAATAGCGAAGCATCCGTTAGCGAAGCATCCGTTAGCGAAGCATCCGTTAGCGAAGCATCCGTTAACAATAATATTGTTGCTACAACTATAAATGATCCTAGCATAACTATTGAAAATATGTGCGGTCTCGAATACTTAAAAACATTAGATCCCAACTCTATTGATTTAATATTAACAGACCCACCATATATTATATCTAAAACAAGTGGTCTAGATAAGCATTACAATAATGTTAAATATAATGAAGAAAACAATATTAATGAAGTTAAGACAGAAGAACAATGGATTAACTATAAAGAGCAAAATAATATTGAAGATGATTCACAAAAAGACAATTATATAAAATATGGTTCAATATATGGAAAAAAATATTGTGTGAAAACTGATTATGGAAATTGGGATAGTGATTTTACTTTGACTATTTTAGAAAAATTCATTGAACATTATTATAAAGTATTAAAAAAAGGAGGAACATTAATAATGTTCTTTGACTTATGGAAAATCACAAACCTAAAAGATTTGCTAGAAAAATATAACTTCAAACAAATCAGATTTATTGAATGGATTAAAACAAATCCACAACCAAGAAATAGTAAAGTAAATTATTTAACAAATTGTAGAGAGATTGCACTATTAGGTGTTAAAGATGGTTGTCCAACATTCAATAGTGCGTATGACAACGGAATATATCATTATCCATTACAAGGCGGAAAAAATAGGTTTCATCCTACACAAAAAAGTTTGGCGCTGTTTGAAGAACTCGTGAAAAAACATTCGAAAGAAGGCGACATAGTATTAGATACATTTATGGGGTCAGGAACTACAGCACTAGCATGTAAAAACACTAAGCGCAATTTTAAAGGATGCGAAATTAGTAAAACATATTATGATAAAATAGTACCACTCTTATAATCATACTTACAAATTGTTAATTGTAAAATGTTGTTCAAACAATGTAAGCAATTTTTCAAAACACCAGCGAAATTTAATACAATCACGTTTATTATGAACTTGAAATTCACCAATAGTTATTCCATCTATGCTAATAGACGAACTTTCATTCCATAATTTATTTTTTACATTATGACTAAATTTAATAGCATAATTTGACCAAGTTATATGCTCTTTTAATACTATAAATGCCAATAAATTTTTATGTTTATTATAATAGAGTATTGGACAGTCAAAAGTATGCGCACTATAGACTTGTAATAAATTAGCAATATTATTTATAATATATAATTTAATTTGCTCTAAACTAGTAATTGGATCTAGTGCGAAAAATTCACAAAACTTCTTGCGTGAGGGTTGCCCTATAACTTGCGGACAAACTTTTCCATCTTTTTTGGTTGTTTTAGCACTTAAATGGATTATAGAATCATTTATACATTCAAAATCATATTTATTTCCACGACTAGCACAATGTTTAATAGCATAAGGAAACACATTTTTCAAATTAGTAAGTTTGTTTTTGAGAGAATGGGCATGTTCTAAACTATATTTGTAATTTCCATCATAGGGTGTATCATAATATAAACATATTGCCATTTCAAATATTTTACCTAAATCTTCAGTAAGCACTTTTTTTGTTGTTGCTGTTGTTGTCATAATTGATTATATAGGTTAATACTATTATTATAGTAATATTTATACTATAATCAATTTTATTTATACATAGTATTGTATTATTTAAAAATTGATTTATTATTATACTAGTTTTGTTTATAGTATAATAATATGAGCAAACCTAAAATTAGATATAATAATGAATTATTACAAAAATATTTTTTAGAAAACAATATTAATTCAACAACAGATTATAGTGATGTAAATCTTACTTGCAAATATATAATTAAAGAAAAATGTTTAGACTGCGATGTTTTATGTGAAAAAACTTTTAGAAGTTTCATAAATACTGGTTGTTATTGTAAAAAACATATTAACAAAACTAAAATTATAATACAATATACATATAAATTATTACAAAAATATTTTTTAGAAAACAATATTAATTCAACAACTGATTATAGTAAAGTAAATCTTACTTGTGAATATAGAATTAAAGAAAAATGTTTAGACTGCGATGTTTTATGTGAAAAAACTTTTAGAAGTTTCATAAATACTGGGTGTTATTGTAAAAAACATATGACACAAATTCGAATTACAAAAGCAAAAGCAACCAATATTATTAAATATGGTTTTGAATGTTCTTTACAATCAAAAAAAATACAAGATAAAATTAAAGCAACTAATTTAAAAAGATATGGTGCTGAAAATCCTTCACAATCAGAAGAAATTAAAAATAAAAGGAAGGCAACCTGTTTTAAAAATTATGGTGTCGAATATCCAGGACAATCACAAGAAGTAAAAATTAAAATGAGAGAGACTTGCTTAAAAAATCATGGAGTTGAAAATCCCAGTCAATCAGAAGAAGTAAGAAATAAAGCAAAAGCAACTTGTTTAAAAAACCATGGAGTTGAATATCCTACACAATCAGAAGAAGTAAGAAATAAAGGAAAAATTACAAATTTAGAAAGATTAGGTGTTGAATATCCTGGACAATCACAAGAAGTTAGAGATAAAAGTAAAGCGACATGTTTAGAACGATTTGGAGTTGAATATTCTTTTCAATCCGAAGAAGTAAAAGATAAAAGTAAAGAGACTTGTTTTAAAAATTATGGTGTTGAACATAGTTTTCAATCACAAGAAGTAAGAAATAAAGGTAAAGCAACTAATTTGGAAAAATATGGGGTTGAATATGCTTCACAATCAGAAGAAGTAAAAGATAAAATGAAAGCAACTAATTTAGAAAGATTAGGTGTTGAATATCCTGGACAATCACAAGAAGTAAAAATTAAAATTAAAGCAACCAATTTGGAAAAATATGGTTTTGAAAATCCTTTTCAATCAGAAGAGATTAAAGATAAATGTAAAGAAACTTGTTTAAAAAATCATGGGGTTGAATATTCTTTACAATCACAAGAAATAAGAGATAAATGTAAAGCAACCAATTTAGAAAGATTAGGTTTTGAAAATCCTTCACAATCAGAAGATATTAAAGATAAAAAGAAGGCGACATGTCTAAAAAATCATGGTGTCGAGCATCCAGCACAAAACGCAGAAATATCAGAAAAAGCGTCTAAAAATGCATACAAAGGATATGATTTTGTATTTCCATCAGGAAGAATTGAGAGAATACAAGGATATGAAAAATATATGCTAAATGATTTATTATTTAAAGAAAATATAAACGAAAATGATATTATAGTAAAGAGAACTGAAGTACCTATTATTTGGTATGAAGATGCTGATAGTAAAAAACATAGATATTTTGTAGATTGTTTTATTAAATCACAAAATAGATGTATTGAAACAAAATCAACATGGACTGCTGAAAATAATCAACATAATATTTATTTAAAGCAACAAGCAGTAAAAGATGCTGGTTATTTATGTGAGATTTGGATTTATGATTCAAAAGGAGAAATAGTAGAGAAAATATTATAAATTATTATGTCAAAAAAAATTGATTTATTATAAATTTTTTTTGATTGAAAGAGTAAAAATATGAGAATTAATACCCAAATTAATATTTTTAATATGAAGTTACATACTCCTGAATATTATATATTAATGCATAATATTATTGACTGCTCTATTAATTTGGTTCAAGCAAGATATATATTAGATAATAAGTATAGAGTGTTAAGTAAAGAAGCAGATGATATTGAACTACAAAGAATGTATAGATTATATAAACTTTTCCATGTATGTAAGCATTATAATAAATTAAATTCAAGTTTAAAAAAAATAGACAAGAATGAAGAACAAAGTGATATATCAGAATATAATGAAGATGAAGAAGATGATACAGACGAAGACGATGAAGATAAATACAAAGAAGAAATAGAGAAAAACTTACATGTAATTGAACGTCCTTCTATTCTCAGATTAATTACAAACCATAACTCTAATACTAGTCTTAATTGTGGAAGAAACTATGGTGTGCGATATGAAAGAATTTATTTGTAAATTTATTTATATATCAATTTTTAAAAATAAAATTGATATATAAAAGATGCTTAATAATTATAACATATTATAAGCATAATGCCTTTTACAAAAGCAACCAAGTTTCTATACAGCAAGACGCTATTTAATATGTTATTTTTAAATGAAGTGAGGCCTCTTGGGCGATGGAGTCAAGAACGTTGCGCTATTAAACTAAATAAGAAAATAGATTTGGCAAATGAAGACAACTGTGGTCCTTGTGGCGAATATATATTAACCAAATTAGATTTGACTAAGACAAAAACAAATAAGATTTCTAGTGTTAGTCCATATTTAATTGCCGAACATGAAGAACAAGAGCAAACAAAACATTAATTATTAAAATTACTTAGTAAATAATGCGCTCAATTTGATATGCGCCCCATTATAATATTTTTTCCTATATTCTCTCATAGTTTCATCTTTAATACGTGTAGTTTTAAAATAATTATATGTTTTATTTTCTTGTAATAATTCTATTATAAAATATAACGCATACATCCCACATTGTCCATCTCCGTATTGATGTGTGAAACCTTCATTGTTATCGGTTATTAATTTAATATTTAAATTATGTGCTTGATTTACTATTCTCTCAATTAAAACTTTGATTTGTTTTGGTGTTTTAGTTCCATTGCTATCAAAATAAAAAATAAATTTTTTATCCAAGTCTATAAATAGTGCTATCCAATGTTGTCCTGGTTTATTATGAGGATCAGTATTAAATATTACACCTATTTTACTAATTTTATTTTTTATATATTCCTCTAAATTAAAATTACATAATTGCTCCCATACACAAGTTGAAAATAATTCTTTAGAGTCAAAATCTATTGGTGATGGTCCAATAAACTTAAAATTCTTATTAGATTTTTCATATTGCTTCATTATTTTTATTATATCAACACTGGATAACCAAGTATTTGGTTTATTTGACCATGCTTCCGGAGAGAAAGGTTTAAATATTTCTTTTACTAATAAATCACTGTTATTAACTTTACTTAATTGAGTATTTTTTAACCAACATAATTCATCATAACATTGTTTATCTAATTTGTTCTTAAAAAACTCCCATATTTCTTTGCTATTATTTGTTACTATTTTATCACTATTATTAGCATTCCATACATTTTTAAATACTTGTAGGTTGCTTCTTGAATAGCAAGTGTAATCTTTTAATTCTGGATCTATATTTTTATTTTGATATGGCGAACATTTAAGTTTGTTAAATTTACGACTCATTTTATGTTTCTGCTTATACGAACGCATTTTTTGTGATGTTTTTGATACTAAACGCATTTTTTGTGATGTTTTTGATACTAAACGCTTTGTTTTAGTAAATTTTTTATGTTTGTTGTTTTTTACATTACTCATATTAATTATTGCTTTACTAATTAATATATAATTATATAAAAATTATTCCCTTTTTTGTGGAAGTATCTTCTTATTATATTTATTTGATTTTCTGACAACAAATAAATCTAAGTTCGATATTTTTTTTGAAGTATCAGTTGGACACATACAGTTAATTGTTTCGCTAGTTATATTAAAATCACTCACTATTTGATCATTTAAACTGCTATTTGAATAGTCTTTTAATTCGTCTTTTATTATGTTCTTCATTTTTTTTTCTTTTAAATGTAATATTAAGTTTAATACATACAATAAATAATATAATTTGTATTTTTCGCCTATATTATTATTTGTATTAGTAGTATTAGTCAATAGTTTTTCTAGAGTGGAAGTATTATATTTTAGTATTTGCTCTTTATATTCACCAATATTGTCTTCTAAATTATCAAATATTTCTTTTAATAAACTATTATTACTTAATAAATGTTCCAATTTATTTGTTTTTGTATGGTGAACTTGGTTTGTTAAATATAGTAAGTCTATGTTATTTATAAATGACTCAATAGGTTTAACTTCTTTAACTTCTTTAACTTCTTTAACTTCTTTAACTTCTTTAACTTCTTTAACTTCTTTAACTTCTTTGACTTCTAAATCTATAGCAACTACATTACATTGTTTGGATTTCTTATTTTTATTATTTTTCTTATTTTGTTCCATAGTTACTTAGTATTATAATAAACTTTATTTTAAATCTTTTAATTGAACTCGTGTTGAGTTATAAAATATTTCATTTCCAATTGAATTTGATATATTTGGATTAAAATCATTAAAACTTTCCTCTTTAAATAATAAATGTTCATCTAAGTTAGTATGGTGTGTTGAAAAATTAATAGTATTTTCATATAAATCGCTGTTAGTATTTGGAAGATAAGCAACTTGATCGGCTTTTTGTAAAGCAAAAAATTGATTTCTTAATGATGACTCTTTATCAATATTTGTAGCAAAACCGCGAAAATGTGGTTTTCTAGTTCCTGGGAAAAACGTATTGCTTACATCATATAATACATTACTATTAATAGGAACGGTTGCTTCAATCGGGTGATTATAAGTAGGCATTAAAGTATACTTTGTATTTACCGGTCTAAATGAAAAGTTAATTCCTAAATTATTGGATGGAAAATTTCTATTTGCTATTGAATTATTCATAATATTATGATCCTCAAAATTATGTAAAGTCACGTTATACAAATCATTGGTCATCGCCATTTTATTATATATTATAAATACTATATAAATTTATTATATTATTTATCTAATTTATCTTATTTATCTTATTTATCTTATTTATCTAATAAAAAAAATATTAAGAAATTTTTTTACATACTATAAATCTAACGCTTATATTCCTTTACAATATTATAATTCAAATAATTATAATGTTTTGAATTAGTATTATATGTTTTTTGGGTCTTATTATTATACATTGATCCTCTATATTTGCTCATATGAAAGCGGTTGTTTTCGCATTGTTGCTTCCTAAATTGCTTAAGTTTGTTTTTCTCTTGTGCTTTTAAGTCAAACATATTTGACATCGCATTATTAGTAGTAAGAATACTCATTAAAATAAATGCTGAAGTTGCCATTATAAACTTTTTATCTTTAAATAATAAAAAAATAACTAATCAATTTTTTTTATTATCTTTGAAACTTATATTCATGTTTTTACAAAACATAAACTATATTTACATTATAATTTGAAACATCATTTTTTCTAAAAGCATTTTGGCGAACAAGCGGCGGTGGTTTTTTGTTTTGATGATTATAATAATTATATAATGAATTACTAATGTAATTTATAAGGTTAAATACTTTAACCATAATAATATTGTTATTATTATTATTCATCTTTAATATTCTATAAAATAAATATTGTTTGTTAAAGCAAATCAATTTTTTTTAACATGACATATTATTTACTTCGCATCAGAAAGATATGTGGTATCGTTATTAAACCACGTCATTTTAATAGTGTCAATATTGGTTTTTATAATTTTATATGCTGTGCTTAAAGCATACAAACTAATTAATTTATAATATTCTTTATTTTGGATCCAACTAATAACTTCATAATAATTACTATAACAATATGATATATTTATAATGCTAGGTATAAAATTATGAATTTCTTTAAGTCCAATAGTTTCTAATTCTCTCCAAAACACATTTCTCCCAAATAATTCATAATTATATTTATCTAAAATATAATCATCCATAGTTTCATAACAATCAATCGGATAATTATATAAATTTAAGTATTTTGTAATGTTCTCACTATTCATAATAATTTGCTTTATGGTTTTATTCATTTTGTCAATTAAGTCTTCATCTACAATCATATTGTTGTTTTTCTTAGCGTTTAATAATATAAACTACTCAATTTTTCTTCATAATCTTTTTTATTGTGTCTTATTAATTTATTATTAATTTCTAATATACATTCGCTCGTTGATGTTATAAATAAATCAGGAATAAATGAATGGATTAGCGCTTTAAAACAAGATATAAATAATATAAAAGCATAATTTAAAGACACGCGCATATGTTCAAAATAATCCATATTCATTTCTCTCAAATGTTTAAATTCTAAGAACATAATATATAAAATAATTATATTTTATATTTTATATTTTATATTTTATATTTTATATTTTATATTTTATATATGGTAAAATTGAATTAAAAATATATTAACAAATTAATACAAATAATAAAAGTATGAATAAAAGTATGAATAAAAGTATGAATAAAAGTATGACAAATACTATAAATAATGAAGACACTACACTATTAGTTAATACTAAAAAAAAAAATACAAACAAACAAATACTGGGTCAATTTTACACAACTCATCACGAATATATTTTACAAAATATGAAAATTCCTGATTATATAATTAACATCATAGAACCATTCGCGGGAAATGGTGATCTAATTAGTTTTATAGAAAAAGAACAAGGCTCCAATAATGTTAAATATAATATTGAGTGTTATGATATAGAACCTACTAAAAGTTTCATTATAAAACAAGATACTATAAAACACCCACCTAATTACAATAACAAATATTTAATAACAAACCCACCATATTTAGCAAGAAATAAATGTACGAATAAATTATTGTTTGATAAATATGACGTAAATGATTTGTATAAATGCGTAATTAAAGAAATTTTAACAAATGTTTGCTTAGGTGGAATATTTATAATTCCATTAAATTTCTGGTCATCAATACGTAATTCCGATATTAACTTAAGGCAAGCATTTTTAGAAAAATATAATGTGCTATTATTAAATATTTTTGAAGAACAAGTTTTTGATGATACAACTTACACTATTTGCTCTTTTCAATTTGAATTGAAATTGAAATTGAAATTGAAAGAAAATAATAATAATGAAAATACTAATAATGAAAATACTAATATATTAAATATTATTGTATATCCATCCAAAACTATTATACAAACAGAATTAAACAGCACAAATAATTTTATGATTGGTGGTGCTATATACAATTTAAAATTAAAAAATAATTATAAAATTACACGTTTAACAAACAAAAATATTGATAAATGTAATACTAATATTTTAGTAAAATGTATTGATGATAATATTAAATCACAAATTGGACTGTCATTTGTTGAAACCAAAGATATATACGTAGATAGAACACCAAACCAAACAGCAAGAACATATGCTAGTTTAATAATTGAACCCAAAATAGATATAATTAAACAACAACAATTAGTAATAAAATTCAATAACTATTTAGAGGAACATAGAAAAAAATATAATTCATTGTTTTTAACCAATTACAGAGAGAGTAAAGATATTGCCAGAAAACGAATATCATTTGACTTGGTATATGCTATTACTGAATATATATTAGATAATTTTGATACATTAGCATAAACTAACCATTTATACAATTAATGATGCGCTTTTTTTTTGGAAATCATATAAACTACCAATAAATACATATTTTTGAATATGCTTGTATTGTTCTTTATTTAATAAATACAGAAATTTATCCATATTATGAAAACATTCGTCTCCATCTAAAATATTTATGAAGTATGTATTAGTATTAGTATTGAATTTTATTAAATACTCCATTTGACATTTAATAAAATGATATACTTCTCTCAAACTCCTTGTTTGTGCTCCACCCGCGTCGCATACAAATTTAAGATTATAATAATATTTATTGGTATCTTTAATTAACAATCCATCAAAATTTTCTGTATATTCATAACCATCACTATTTTTCATTGGACGACTAGTACTAGTAATTCCATAAGTTTCCATATTAATTCTATCATGTGTCTTCTTTAAAATAGTTCCTGTAATTTTTTCAATTAACGCAATTTGATATTTTTCACATTCATTTGATTTTCCGCCTTTATACCATGATCTAGCTTTGCGCCACGCTTTTGTTTGATAATATGATTGCGGAATTAAAATACATTTTCTTTTCAAAAATACGCGCACATATTTTTGAATAGTTATAATTTGACTAATATATTTGTCATAGTTAATTGTTTGGTTCATTGCTAATATTAGTTAATATTTGTAATAATTTATATGAATATGACATATCAATTTTTTTACTTACATAATTATTTTTTCAATACATTATGATATAACGTATAACTTGAAAATAATAATAATATTATTATTATTACGTTTCTCCTTGATACATCATATGGCCAATATGGTAAGAAATATATTATTGCTAATGCTATTAGTCCAAATATGTATATAATGTTATTGTATATAAAGTATTTTTTTACATTTAATAATGGATAAAAACTAACACTATGGATTAGTGCTCCCAAAATAAAAATACCTAACAACTTTTCTTTTATGCTTTTATAAAAAGAATCAATAGTTCCAACTATTCCAATTAATAAGAAAATTAAACTTACATATTTAATATAATTATTAAAATAAAATATTAATAAAAAAACAATAGGAAGTAAAATCCAACTTAATTCACGATTAAATACTTTATAATGATAATAATATAAATTATTATTTTTGAATGTTATCTCTTTGAATGAAGTGTTCATTGTTTAATATATAAAATATTATATATTAAATATTAAATATAAAATATTATAGAATTTAGGAATTATATTTTTATATTGTTATATTATATATAATGAGATTTAGAAAACATACATTATACAAGAAGCGTAAAACACGTATAATGCGTAAAACACGTATAATGCGTAAAACACGTATAATGCGTAATAAAAGAATTAAGACACGTAGAAAAATGAGACATTATATGGGGGGGGAGGGTGCGGATAACACTACTCTCAAAATTGATCCATTGAGAGCATCTTATAAGAATGTGCTAAAATCAACATTAGAGAATAATGTACCTGACACGAAAAAAAGATTATCCGAATATGAAGAGAGTCGGCGAGGGCGTTTAGATACCACAAAACATATAGGTACACTATTAAGAGACATGAAAACCGATATAAGGGAAATACAAAATTACAATAAGGATGAAGAAAAAGAAAATGAAAAAATATATATAAATGAATTGGAAGAATTTAATAGTAAAATTAGTAGGATTGAATTAGATTACTTTGTATCTGACGCACGAGAACACATATCCCTATATGACAAGGATCGTCCATCGGTTTTAGAGGAAATGCAAATCGCAAGCCAGGAACTCCCTGGTCTTGAAAGGGATTTAGAAACAAAAACAACGCAGTTGGAAGAATTAGAGAGTGCTGGCAGGAATAAAAGTTTAACACAAAAATTTATTGGTACATTCTCGAGTGGGGATAAAAAAAATTTAGCAGCTAGGCGAGATGAGATAGACGCTCTCGCAAAGGAAATATCTATAAACAAAAATATGGAAGACAAGGATTCACAAAATAGATTAAAAGTAGAAAGAAAGTTGAAATCCACTATAAACTCAATAAACACTTACAATTCTACGAATACAGGAAATGAAGTATATAAAGATGAATTGGCAGAATTTAAGAGTAAAATAGATGAGTTTGAAAAAGCAAGTGCTCTTGAGCATCCACAAGAAGAACATACATCGGGTGTGTTTTCTCCACGAGACGAAACCTTTAATTGATTAGTATTGGGTAATAAATAAATACAAAATATACATAAACTTAATATATGTTAAAGCATATTAAAGCATAAAATATATGTTTTATTTAAGAAGACTATGAATATTGACTTATTACAACAAGCACTTGAAAACGATGATAATTTAAATATTATAAATACAAATATTCAAGAAATAAAGCGCAAGAAAAATGAGATCTTACAAGAACTTGGATTAAAACGAGAAGATTTAAAAAGTTATCACAAAAAATTAAATGGTTATATGTATATAGATAATATAAAAGATTTAAAATATGGGCGAAATTTAAGATGGATAAATTTAAATAAAATAGATGCTATTAAAATAACAAATGGAGCGCTATTGTGTGATATTAAAATACACGACAAAGGATTAGCGCTAGTATTAAAAGGTTATAATCATAATTATATTACGCTATATTTAAATGAAAATATAATATTTCAAAAATTAAATGCCGAAGAAGAAATAATCCTTAAAGCAGTAAATTATTTACATAAACAAAGTTGATAGTTGTATAAAAAATTGATTGCGTTTTTATAAAATATTAATCTCTCATATTTTTATGCTTTGTATATTATAATTATAAATGATTTGCCAATTGCCTAATGAAATTATTGAAATTATTATTAATAATTTGACTAATTATCAAGATGTTATAAATATGAAATTGTCTTCTTTAGTATTATCTCAAGTGATTACTAGATTTACGATTGCTAAACGCACGCTAGCAAAAAACTTTAAAAAATTTACTAAGCGACGATTTTGTGTAAATGTATGTTG